CTGGGCGGATATTCCCGGTGTCCGAGGAGAGTATTTCCGTGGCTGCCTTCGATATTCCGGCACCTTGGGTGCAGATTGTGGGCATTGACTTCGGCTGGGATCACCCGTCGGCCGCCGCGCGACTGGCATGGGACCGGGACGCCGACTGCCTCTACCTGACCCACACGCACCGGGCACGCGAGCAAACGCCGGTCCTGTTCGCTCAAGGGATCAAGGCTTGGGGCCGCTGGATACCGGTGGCCTGGCCGCATGACGGGCTGCAACATGACAAGGGCAGCGGCATTGAGCTGGCAGAGCAATACCGGCAACAAGACTTGAATATGCTGATTGAAAAAGCAACCCACCCGCCAGCGCCAGGGGACGAGGAGGGGGCAGGGGGTAACGGGGTCGAGGCTGGACTGATGGATTTGCTGGACCGGATGCAGACCGGCCGCTTCAAAGTGTTTGACCATTTGGTGGACTTTTTTGAGGAATTCCGTCTCTACCACCGAAGGGATGGGCGTGTCATCAAAGAAATGGATGACATTATCTCGGCGGTGCGTTATGCAGCCATGATGAAACGGCACGCGATCACAAAGCCAGGCCAGGCGACATTTAAACGCCGGGGCTCGCCAATGGCGGTTTGACGCGGCACTGGAAGCACTGCGCGATGGATGGGCTCAACGAAAATTCACGATGGATGCGATCTGGCACGACGCAACCATCGACCGCGTGGCAAACGTCATGCGACCTTACCTGGAAAGTGTGACTGCATGAGCCGAAACTTGTCCGCTTCAGTCCGCACCCTGACCAAACATATCAATTTGATATAATTCCCTCGTGCACATCATCTCCATCAAAATGCTTCGTGATTTCTGGCAGAAACATCCAGAGGCAGAGGGGGTGTTGCGCGAGTGGCACACTGCGGTTGAGCATGTTGAGTTCAAGGACTTCAACCATATTAGAGAAATCTTCAATTCTGCCGACTATGTGCCGCCCTATACGGTCTTTGACGTTGGTGGCAACAACTATCGCTTGGTGGTTGTCGTCAGGTACAGGTTCAAAAAGGTCTTTGTGCATCAAGTAATGACGCATAGGGAGTACGACAATTGGAACAAGCTCTATCGGAAAGGCAAGGTTTAATCATGCACGCATCGCACACTCAGTTTGACATCAAGGCCATCCAAACCTCTTGGCAGGCATTTGACGCCATGGCTCACCTGCGCCCCATTCACAGTGAAGCTGAGTACACGCGCATGGTGTCCCTGATGAATGCCATGCTGGATGCCGCAGGTGATGACGAAGACCACGCTATGGCGGGCCTGCTTGATTTGGTAGGTGATCTGGTTTGGAAGTACGAACAAGAGATGCACGCTATCGAGCCAGTAGCACCCAAGGATGCACTGCGTTTCTTGATGGATGCTCGCAGCCTGAAGCAAGAAAACTTGGCGGCCATCGTTCCCCAGAGCAACCTATCCGCGATTCTGGCCGGGAAACGAAAAATCAGCGCAACCCTAGCCGGCAAATTGGGCAAGTTCTTCGGTGTTAGCCCTGCCGTATTTGTGCCAGCCTAATCTGGTTCTGTGGCCACCATGTTGTCGCTGACCACGATTTGACCCAACCCGGCGGTTTGACGTGGCAAGGATGGCAGAGTCACCGGACATTATTCCGGGGGGCTCTTTCCATCATGGCAGCAACAATTGACACCGCCCGCGCGCACCTGGTGCGCCAGCATGGCGACATCACGGCGGTTTACACCTGGGTCAACGACGAGCGGGCGCTGGTGCTGGTGCCGACTTACCGTAAAAACGCGCCCTGGTTCATCGTCTGCGAGAGCGCGGCGTACAAATACGACGATGACCGCTACATCGTCAGCCAGGCGATCAAGGCCTGCGAGGTGCTGGGCATTGAGCCCAGCCGCCCCAACATCCTGCGCATCGGCAGCATCATCGAGGAGGGCTTGCCCGACCTGATCCGCATTCCGACCCAGCCGCAGCGCGAAGCGACTGGGCGCAAGTACGGCGAGCTCAAGGTGATGGCCAATGGCGAGCAAATCGGCGGCGATGACATCCGGGTGGAGAACGAGGTGCCCACCTATGCTTGAGCAACGCACGGTGCGCACCAAGGCCGCGGGCGACACCTATTTCGACGAGATGGATGACGCCAGCGACAGCTTTGGCAAGAACTACGCCGACACCGAATCCAATGAGCTCGATGCGCTGGATGGCGCCGCCGCCCATAAGGAGCACTCCAAGCTGTTGTCCTGGTACCTGCTGGAGCGCGACAAGCAAAGCGCGAACCGGCACGAGATGGCACTGGACCAAGATTTTTATGACAACCTGCAGTGGGACCCGGAGGACGCGGCCACACTAAAAGATCGCGGCCAGATGCCGCTGGTGTACAACGAGGTGGCGCCGATGGTGGACTGGGTGATCGGCACCGAGCGGCGTTCAAGGGTGGACTGGAAGGTGTTCCCGCGTACCGAAGACGATGTGGCCATGGCCGACACCAAGACCAAGGTGCTGAAGTATGTGAGCGACATCAACCGGGTGCCATTCACGCGCTCGCGCGCCTTTGCGGATGCGGTGAAGGTGGGGGTGGGCTGGCTTGATGACGGGGTGCGCGATGACCCGACGCAGGACATTTTGTTCTCGAAGTACGAGGACTGGCGCAATGTGCTGTGGGACTCTAGCTCTTACGACCTGGACCTGGTTGATGCGCGGTATATTTTTCGCTGGCGCTGGGTTGATGAAGATGTGGCGTTGATTATGTTCCCGGAGCGGGCGGCGCAGATCAAGGCGGCCATTCATGACGTTGGCAACATGGAGCGCCAGGATGATGACGACACCATCGGCAACTACGACAGCAACCGGGACACCAGCCGCAGCGGCCGTCTGCTGGGGTCGGGCGCCTATTCGATGATTGACACCAGGCGTGCGCGTGTCAAGCTGATCGAATGTCAATACCGCAAACCGACGCTGGTCAAAATTGTGGCCAATGGGCCGCTCAAGGGCCAGTTTGTACATGATGCCGATGTGGCCATGCAGCAGATTTTATCTAGCAGTGGCTCTTCCATCATGCAGCGCACCATGATGCGCACCCATGTGGCGGTGTTCACCGAGGGCGACATGATCTCCATGGGCGCCAGCATTTACCGCCACAACCGCTACAGCCTGACGCCGATCTGGTGCTACCGCCGTGGCAAGGACCGGCTGCCCTACGGCGTGATCCGTCGGGTGCGCGACATCCAGCAGGACTTGAACAAGCGCGCCAGCAAGGCGCTGTTTTTGATGAACACGAACCAGATCATTGCCGACGAGGGGGCGGTGGACGACTGGAATGTGTTGCGCGATGAGGTGGACCGCCCGGACGGCATGATCGTCAAGAAGCAGGGCAAGTCCATCGAGATTCGGCGCGACTCGGAGCAGGCGGCCGGCCAGATCAACATGATGACGCTGGCGCAAAGCACGATCCAGCGCGCCTCTGGCATCAGCAACGAGAACCTGGGGCGCCAGACCAACGCCACATCCGGGACCGCGATTCAGGCGCGCCAAATGCAAGGTTCGGTAGTCACGACCGAGCCGTTCGATAACCTGCGTCTGGCGATTCAGGTGCAAGGCGAAAAGCAGCTCTCATTGACCGAGCAGTTCTACACCGAGGAAAAAGTGGTGCGGTTGACGGGCGCGCGCGGGGCCATCCAGTGGGTCAAAGTCAACTCGCCCGAGGTGCAGGCTGACGGTTCCACCCGCTACCTGAACGACATCACCGCCAGCGCCGCCGACTTTGTGGTGTCGGAGCAGGACTACAACGGCACCTTGCGCCAGGTGATGTTTGAGCAGTTGAGCGCCATGTCCCAGCGCCTGCCGCCCGAGGTTGCGCTGCGCTTTCTGCGCATTGCCATGGAGTTCTCGGACCTGCCGAACAAGGATGAGATTGCCGAGCAGATTCGCCAGATCACCGGCGAGCAGGACCCGAACAAGGAGATGACGCCCGAGCAGGCGCAGCAGGCACAAGCGCAAATGCAGCAGCAGGCCGAGGCGCTCGATATGCAGCGGCAAACCGCCATGCTGGCGATGGAGGAGCAGCGCGCCAAGGTGGCGTTGCTCAATGCCCAGGCCGAAAAGGTCATGGCTGACATTCAGGGCGCGGGGCAGGGCGGCAGCGACCCGGCGCTGGAGGGGCGGGTTCGTCAGATTCAGACCCAGGCGGCGGCCCAGATTGACCAGCTCTCGACTGATTTGCGCAAAGCCCAATCGGAACTGGCCAACCGCACGCTTCAGATCAAGCAGGACAGCGATACAAAATTAGAGGTGGCGCGTATTGACTCCGACACCAAGCTGCGGGTGGCTGAGATTCAGGGTGCCAATGACCAGAAGATTCAGGCGCTGCAAACTGCGCTGGATGACTTGAGCCTGGCGCTCGATGAGAAGACCAGGGGGTTGGCCGGAGAGGTCTAGCTTCGTGGTGCGTGGTTTAAAATCAATGGGTAACACTTTTTCGGGTGGCTATCAGTTGAGCCATAGGCAAACCATCCAAAATTCACATTGTCAGTGTTACCAAAAAGTGGCACTTTTTGAACCACGCCCAAATAACGCAAGACACCATCGCTTGATTTACACCGAAAACCGCCTGCTGTGCGTGGGTTTTCGCCGCTGGAAGGCGGCGAACATCAAACCCATGCTGTCGCTCCGCCCCGAGCGTGTGCATTTTGTGCCCAACTCCACGGCAGCGGCGCAACAGGAGCCATCCCCGGCTGATGCGCTGGTGTTTTGGGGGCGCACGGCGCCGCCTGGGCTGGCTGAATTGGCACGACAAAGCGGAGCACGTCTGCTGCGCATGGAAGATGGTTTTGTGCGCTCGGTGGGGCTGGGTTCCGATCTGATTCGGCCGCTGTCGCTGGTGCTGGATCAAAGCGGCATTTACTTTGACCCGACGCAACCCTCAGACCTGGAGCACATGCTGAACACGGCTGCGTTTTCTGACGAAGAGTTGGCGCAGGCGCGCGCGGTGCGGCTTTTCATGGTGCAGCACGGCATTACCAAATACAACCTGGAGCCCCGTGATCGAGCCAACTGGCCCACGGGCGGCAAGCCGGTGGTGCTGGTGCCCGGGCAGGTGGAGGATGATGCCTCCATCCGCTACGGCTGCACGGATGTTAAAACCAACCTGGGGCTGCTGCAGGCTGCGCGCCGGGCGCACCCGGATGCCTTCATCGTCTACAAGCCACACCCCGATGTGATGTCCGGCAATCGCGCCGGCAAGCTGGCAGTGGCACAGGCACAGGCGTTCGCCGACCACGTGGAGGCGCGGCTTTCGGTGGTGAGTTGTATCGATGCCTGCGACGTGGTGCATACCATGACCTCGCTCACCGGGTTTGATGCGCTGTTGCGCGGCAAGCGGGTGGTGGTGTACGGCCAGCCGTTTTATGCCGGTTGGGGGCTTACGGAGGATGTAATCAAAGATGGCGATGCCTTTGCGCGCCGCCAGCGGCGGCTGACCTTGGACCAACTGGTGGCGGGCACCCTGCTGCGCTACCCCCTCTATTGGGACTGGGATTTAAAGGGCTACACCACCTGCGAAGCGGTGCTGCACCGGATTGTGGAGACCCGCAGCGCGCTGGAGGCCAGCGGCGGACTGGAAAAGCTGCGGATCGGGTTTATGCGGCGTCAGTTGCGTAAGCTGGGTATCATGGTGCGTACTTGGGTGTCGCGGCACTAACGAATACAACGCTTAGATCGTGCAACAGGGCGTTGAAAAGCGCACCTGCTTTTTTTCAAGAATATGCTGCATGAGAATAACAAAATAGTGACCTGAATCCGTGAACCCCTATTTCCATCGCAGCATATTCATCTGAATTTCCAGATATTCCACTGACATCATCACCATGGCAGCCGCTCAAACTCGCGCACATAACATCCGCACCCCAGCTGCGCG